TTAATAATATCTCCACCATCATATACAGTACCTGCCATCATAGTAGTATACTGTCTATATGCAAGAGATGGCATATTTACGTTCCAATCATGGTTCTTAGTAGCATCATAGTATGTACCATCATTCTGATAACCACCTGTAATATATCCACCAGATCTGATAGGATACACAGCTTCCAAAGCTTCCATTTGCTCTTCTGTCATCAGATAACCATAGCGATCAATAACATCAGATACAGTAAACATATCAATCTTACCTACCCAGTTACCTTGGGATATATATCTTGCATCTGGAGATTTATGGTAGAATGTTAATGGCGGGTTCCATAGTTCTACATCATAATCATCTTCCATCATACGGAAATGCCAGAACTCTCTGTCAGTAATCAGCATATCTCTAAAACCTCTCTCTTCAAGTTCATCCATTCTGAATCTTTCAACATCTACTTTATGTTGATGAGAAGCCCACTGTTCAATCATTCCTCTATAGCTTTTCTTAAAAAACTGTTCTATTTCAGGAAGTGATTTTATAGTATCTGGTTGTAATTGTTTGTTTGCCTCTTCAGAATTTGGATCTAATCCTTGTTCTAACAAGGCTGCCATAATCTTAGACTGAGCATCTGCCATTAATGTATCCTCAACCATTTTTCTTTTCTGCTCCATCATCTCATTATATGAGAACTCATCAATTGCAGTATAAGTAAGTTTAGTTGCTCTTTTAGCAAATTCAGCTACTAGAACATTAATAACATTTGGGATAATGGGGTAGAACTTTAACTCTAATGCAGAAGCATCTTCCTTTGTCAATATCTCTACTATATCTCTATACTCATTATCTTCTTCAATTAGATAATCTGATTTATCTATAATACCTTTTGCAAGTTTATAATTCTTCATTAACCTGCGGGCATTTCTACGGATCTGCTTAAGCCCGTTCCATTCTAACCAGTCAAGATTCCATGCTGCCCATTCTTCATCTTTATCTTTTTTAGATAAAAATTGTAATGGTTGGGTAATACTACCCATTCTATTATGTTGTGCTTTGGCACCTTTCTTTAACTGTAATGCGTTGTATATTTGCATAGTTGTTATTTAAAATGTTTAAAGGGTGAGCGTTTAACACTATCTCCACCTCTATAAACTGATTTACCCATGTGTCTAAATGGACTCTTATTTAATTTAAACAAATTTTCTGACTTTTGCAAGTTTTTAGCAGCATCATCCATAATAACAGTCTTTAAATATCCACGGTTTGACTGCTGAATTCTCATGAATGCAACTAATGCTGCAAAAGAAACTAACCTATCCACATTGACTCCGTCTGCATATGCTCTCATTTCTTTGAGCAACATTGGATCCGGAATCCTTTCTATGCCATATTTAGTTCTTACTATTGTACCATCTGGTTTAGTTTCCTGATCTATTTCTTCTTTAGTAAATTCTATGGCATAACTGAGCAGATGTGCTTTAAATAATGTACCGGTATTTTTCCAACCATATTCCTGAAAGACATTTGCATTTGCTCCTAAATCTTTTAGGAACATGATCTGACTTTTTGGTACCAGATACTTTTGTTTTTTTCTAGATATGATATACTGGATAAATAGTGATATGTTGTTTTCTATTAATGTCCATGCATTATACCATTCCATAATAAGTTCTAATCTCTGATGGGTTTTGTTTATATCATCAAATCTGCCACACCAGGCTGCTACTATTTTAGCTGGCTCTATGTATGTTTCTGTTTCTGTACCTGATACTTTAGTTACTTCTACTGGAGCTTTCATTACGTATATAGAACATAGTGATTCTGAAGTAGTTGTCTTACCTTCACCCACGGGGTCAATAGAAGCATAGTACTGACCAAATGCTGGATCTTTTACTGGTCTTTCCCATACGACAAGACATCCTATTTTATCTTCAGTTTTCTTATCAATTGGAAAATCTTTTATTGGTCCCTTACTAGTAGGTATAACTTTAGGTTTACCATTTTCATCAGTCATTATATCTAAGAACTCATAGCCATATTCTTTGTCTTCTATTCTTCTTTCTTGTGCAGTAAGTAAATGCACAGGAAACACAGATACTGTTCTATGGGCAAATGCTTCTTCAATATTTCTGGGATGCTGCGATATCCTAAGCTGGTACTTCTCTGGATCTAGTTCTTTTTTCCACTGTTCAAATTGAGCATCTAATGCTTTTAATGCTTCTTCTACAAGTGAATTACCGTACTTATCAATATAAGGTGGCATTGACCATTGCTCAGGAATAAACAAACCTGACATACCAACAGTACCTTTTGAATCTATAAGATTAGTAGTAACTGCATATACATCATTATCATGAGGTTTTATGATCATCTGTCTTAATGGTTCACACTGAGATAAATCACCTACTGATCCTGCAGCAATAAACATCCCCGTAGTAATAAGTCCTGATCTCATGGCAGGACGCATATACTCAAATGTCTGATCCATCTTAGGAGCAATCCCGGCCTCCTCATGAAAGAAGTATTTAACCGGACCCCCTACACCATTTGTTGGATCTTTCTCAAATGACATACCTTGTATAGTACCTTTAAGACCAACTTCTGTTTTTCTGTCTCCTTTTCTTACCTCAATTTTCTGTTGCCACATCATTACTTTCTGTGGATTCATAGGACGGTACCATGCTGTGTGTTGATTTAAGAAAGCTGCATATTCTTCTAAGAATTTCCAGGAACCCTTTTCATTAATATAATCTTTAAGACTAGCTCCAATTTTTAATGTAACACCAGGTTCAAACCATTGCTGATTTATTAGCTTAGCCATATGATAATATGATGAAGCTATCTGTCTTTTCTTAAGTACTGCAGAATGTTTATAGTTTAGTTCTGCTAATAACTCATACAGAGCCATATGATACTGAGCATCCCGGATATCAGCAAAACCAAACTGTTGTATCTCTTTATTAAAGATAGGCAGAAAGTTAAGCCACATATAATACTCCCGCGCAAGAAACCAAGTTTTTTCTTTATGTTTGATTAACAAGCCTTTTCTACACTTTGCTTTTTGATCATCCCAGTATGCAATAAAATCTTTAGACTTAAATGGTGCCATGCAGTATACACCTTGTAGATTAAATCTTTTGGATTCAGATATAAATAACTCTCCAGAAACTTCATCAAATTCATACTCACCTGGTTCTTTGAATAGGTCAAATATATAACTTGTAAACTCTTCACGGTTTACAAAAGATGTGGTAGTCCATGTACCATTATCCCAAGTTGGTATGTCTTCAAATATCTGACTCATTATGAATCATATGCTAAGCCTTGTCCTCCGCGCACTTTGCTAGATTGTTCCTCTTGTAAGTCTTTATAAACTCCTTTAAATGAGGCTCTTATCTGGTCAAAATTTTTCGCGGCTGCTACAAGTGAATTAATATTTCCATCTCTTCCTGCTGTAATTGTTGTAGTTTCCATATATCTAGCTAATCTGTCTAACATAGATGCCATACCTTTATATGCTCTAGATGTAGGAGTTTCATACATTCTTTCACAAAATCTTAGTGCTGCAAATACAGTTTCATCTTCTGTTGAGAACTCACCCTGAATCTCTCTCATTATGATCATTTCTTTTTCAGCTTCTGGAGTATGAAAGAATGGATTCATATCAGGATTGGGACATGTCATATAGAATAAGTACTGGTATATCTTTAGATAATCATCAGGATGCTCATCCATGACATCCTTGAGAGCTTTTAAAGTATAACAATGCTCTGTTGGTATAACAGTATTGTTTTGTACATCAAATAGTTTTATAAGCATGTTACTTCTTTTTAATTTTATCTTTATTCTCACGCAGGTAATGCATGATGGCTAATACTTCATCAACCAAGTAAGGTACTGGAATTGGTATAACTTCTTTTAGGATAGGTTCACCATTCTCATCTAACTTGGATATTGGATAACCCCAGTTATCTTCCCGTTCAACTTCAAAAGTAATATGATGTATATAAATATTACCGGGCCTCAGTTTAGGATTATGCTTCAGTATAATATACATATAAATACTGAGTTGTAGTGCATAGTGATAAAAGTTACAGTCATCCAGGTTATCTACTGGAAAAGCCATCTTTTCAGATTGACCTTCCCAGTTTACATAAGATTCTTTTTTAATTTCTTTATTAGTTTTATAGTCAATTATATTTACTTTACCATTGACTACTTCCACTAAATCTGATTGTCCACAGATACCAACTGATCTAAGATATACCATATGTTCTGGATACACGCCTGGTTCTAATTTTTGAGAAGGAGCAATTTTAACTCCATCTTTTATTTCTACAGGAGAAAATATAGGAACAGTAACACCTTCTCTTTCAATTGATGCTAAAGAACATAAGTCAGCTTCTCTTTGATTATGATACCAAGTACCTAACATAAGAGATCTGTCAGACTCATTGATCCAAATTTGTTGAATAACTTCAGGATCTACACCAGACCATTTAGACTTTTTAGATTTAGATACTTTCTCAGCTACTTTCTTTGCATCAAAAGGTTTCTTAAAATGGGAAACAAGTGTTGTTACACTTACCCAGTCAATAGCTTCTCCATCTATACTGGTGTAACTATGATTATCTGCATTAAACTTTATCATCTTTTAAGCATTTTCTATAATAGTATTAGCCAATGTTCTAGATGCTTCATCTTCAGATATCAACATCTTCCTGATATTAGTTACTTCTTCCTGTGTAAACTTACCCTCTATAGAAAGTATCTTTAGTCTTAGAAACTTGTTCTCTGTTTCCAGTTTAGTAATTCTATCTTCTATAGCTTTTAAAGGATGTACCCATGGATCTTCCAGAACTGTGTTCATTCTGGTAAAAATTCCATCTGATGTAGTGGTTACAGTTTGTCCAGGAATTGTATTAATAACTTTAGTAGGGTCATTAATTAACATTCCATCAGGATATTTATTTGGATCCATATACATAATATTAATCTTTAAGGTTTTCTAATTGTTCTTCTTCATCTTCTGTAGCTATTGCATCCCATTTACCTAATGGACATTCTGAAGAAAGTGACCGGGTCTTAAATGCCAATGAACATCCACACTCAGCACAACAAGGCTGGGTTTTCTTTACAGCACACTGTTTACCTTTGGTATCCAAATGTTCACAATCATCACATATGTCATGTCTCATGCGCGCGATATCTTCTACAAACTCATCTCTAATAATTGAGTTCTTAATTCCTTCTAGGATTCCTTTTCTATTCTCCCAGATTGTCTTTAGTACTGCTCTCATCTTTAAGTTTTTTAAATTCTGTTTTTCTAATTTCTTCTAAGCTTATTTTATGTTCAAGTTCAATAAGAAGATTTAGCTTTTCTTCCACCTTTACTTTCTTTGAATAGGCACCAAAAGTAGAGGTATCATGATTTTCTAAAAGCTCTGTTGACTTCTTAATTGATCTTCTTACCCAAGTAGGTTTAACATTAAAATGTCCTAAACCTTCTACATTTATTCTAGGATGACTAAGATTAGATAAGCAACTTCTAACATTTTTATAAAGGTATTCTACAAAATCTTCTACTAGAGCTTCATCTATATGAAGATCTTCTGCTACTTGTTTATAGAGTTTAGTTGCTTTCTTCGGTGTCATATCCTAAAAATTTATAGTCTAATAACACTGTTCCTTCTGTTTGTATTTTAAGATTTGGATTAAGTTTAATAATTTTCTTATTCTTGCTATCTTTAATAACTAATCCATTTTTCTCAGCTTTATTAATACAATTCCTTACTGTTTGTGGTGATTTAAAAATCCACTCTTCTTCTGCAGATGCATCATAACAAAAACTAGTAAGTTCAATTGGCTCATTAAAACTAAGTAATGTCAAACAGTTTAAGTCAGATTCACTCACTGCTATATGGTTGATATAGCAATGAGTTAAAATCTGAAATTTAACTACATCCCATTTGGGCATTTTTACTTTCTTCTGTACTTGATTAACAAGTGCCATGATTAATTCTTTTTAAGCTTTCTTTCTGGTGCCCGTTGATCTTCTTGTTCTAATTCCTCTTCTGAATCTGGACCTTGAGATTGCGCCATCATGACTGCAAACTGATACTGAAAGTTAGCTCTTTTAAATCTTGCTTCTTCAATATCTGTAAGAAGTTTTTCATACTTAAGCTGAGATTCTAAATAAGGAACTGATTCCTCATAGAATTTTTTCATTTCTTCTTTTCTTGCCATCAATTCTTCATGTGACAGCTCTTGTTCTTGGTGTTGGTTTTCCATGATATATTATTTAAGTTTAGACAAATATACAATAAAAGTTTAAACTGAAATAGTTTAAAATAAAAAATCCAGGCATAGAACATACCTGGATTATACAAACTATAGTAGTATTTTATTCTTTACTTTTCATTTTTTTATAGGCACCATAACCTAATCCTCCAAGAGCTCCAGCTACAACAGTACCAAGAACACTACCTTTTTTTTCAACTGATTTACCTACAGATTTAAAAGCTTTTTTACAAGCTTTTTTAAATTTATCACCAGGTCCGCATTGTTCAGTAGCCCCTCCTACTTCATAGCTTTTCATTGATCTAATCATAGGTTTAGCACCTCCTTTTTGCATTGACTTACAGAATACTGTAGCATCTGTAACTCCTTTTAATCCATTTTTCATAATTATCTATTTTTAAGTGTAAAATTTAATATAGTCACTGAATAAAAGTTTCTAGTTGGATCTATTTCAAGAGACAAGAAATCTACTACAGATATTCTTAATCTAATTGTTATTGTTTTCCAATTAGGTTTGTGACTTCTCCAACTATTTCTGAACTTCATTTTTATTAAACTTTTTAGTAAATCTTTTTGCAATAAAATTACCAAATCTTTTTAATAAGCTGTTTTGAGCTTCTACTTTAACTTCAGTACCTTCTTCTGTTTTTTTTACATTAACATCAAGTTTTTTACTGTCTAGTTTAAACTCCTTATTAGAATCATCAGCATGTAGCTCAACATCTACTTTTTCAGTATCTATTACTACATCAACTTTATTGTCTTCTTTCTTTACTTTGACATGAGCTTTCTTTGTCTTTACTTCAGCTTCAAAGTCTTTAATTTTTTTCTTTGCCATTTTATTGTTCATTGGTTGTTATTACTCCTTTTGGTTCTAAATGTACCTTTCTTACATTTGCAGGCTGTGCCACCTTCCAAGCTGTTCTACGTGCTTGATTTAGTCTTGACTTAGCTATTCTAGATACACTAACTGAGTTGTTTTGATTACCTCCAAGTACATGATAATGAGTATTATCCTCACCAACATAAATTCCTACGTGACCTCCACCATTTCTTTTAAAAGTCAATATATCACCTAGCATTGGCTCATCTACCTTGTTGCCATACTTATTCCAGTTCAATGCCCATAGCGGTCTTTCAACTACTTGTAGACCTTGAGCGTGACAGCAATAAGCTATGAACAGACCGCACCAAGGTATCTCATCATTGGTATAAACATTCTTCAATCCTGTAGCTTCAGCCCATCCAAGAATAACAGGGTTATGTGTAGGCCCTACAAACTCCTTAACACCTAAATGCTTTACAGCTTCTACTAATAACTTAGGAGATTTTTCTTCTTTTAACCAAGCATAACTCATTGCTGATCTGTATTAGGAGTGTCTACTGTTAGTTGTGATAAAGTTGCTGCTACTGTTCCAGCTGTTACTACATATGTTGCTGCTGTTACTACTGCTGCTGGTAATGCAATTGGGGCTGCAATAATTACACCTGCTACTGCTCCGGCAACTATTGCAATTCTTTGCACTTTTTTCCAAAACTTAGGAGTTGGTGCATTCCATCTTTTTACTAAACTCATGATTTTATAATTAGTTGTTTTACGGCATCTGACAATTCACTTACATTCTTTGCCAGATTTTTTATTTCTAATTGTGTAAGCTCTTGGATAGCTTGGTATTTTAATTCAGAACTTTGTTGTACTAGTTCTATTTTTCCTTTTAGTTTTCCTAATTCTTCAGCTCTTTTCTGATCTGTTTGCATTAAAAGTTCTATATCTTTTCTTGCATCTAAGTATGCGGTTCTTAAAAAGAATCCAAATATGGTTAATACTGTTCCCGCTATGAAAAGTATTAGTGTTAAAATCCAAGTTTCCATTTGTTAAAAGTAATAAATATATATTATAATATACTAAAAATAAATGAAACTACAATAAGTTACTAGGTATTTTTACTTAGTATTTATAATCTCTAAAACTAATGCATCTATCAAAACTTGATTTAATTCAGAATAAGGTACTTTAAAATAATCATCTGGATTATTGTTTACCCAATCAGCAAAGTTATTATTGTAAATTGCTATTCTTGTGTAGTCAGTTGTTGATTTATTGTTAGCAGGTTTATTTAAATAAACATTCTCAATTACTGCATCTAAAGATGGTAATGTAGAAGAATCAACTAAAATATTGTCAGTATCAGTAATTAACTGAGTTTGACCATATCCAAAAATTAAAAGTGTATTATATTGTTCCATTATGCGTAAATTACTTCTGTTGTTTCTATATTACCTACCCATTGAATATTGGTAGCAGCTGCTCCTTGAATTTGTATTCTTAATCCACCAGAACCTGTATCTGCCGCAAGTGTTGGTGTTCCCCAAGCAGGTGTGTTTTGAACAAGTGTTACATTTGAAATTAATAAACTTGTTGTTCCAGCACTTGCACCTCTAGTAATTAAACCATCAATATCCCATGCCGCTGTATTTGAAGATCCAGATTGTTTTGCAATAATAGTTCCTTTAAATCTAAAAGAACTATTGTTAGCTAAAATAATTTGATTTGCTGTAGATGCACCTGTTCCATCAATAGTAAAATTAGTAATAGTATCTGTAGAAGTTCGCATTCTAAATAAGAATGTTGACTTTTGAGAATCTCCTACAACACCTAAATAATTAGCAAAAGAGTTTCTAGCTAATACACTATTAACATTTGCTCCTGTTCCTAAAGCAATTGAACCTGTAGAATTTGCAGTACAAGATGCTCCACCAGCTATTGAATATGCACCAGTTGCTGCATTACTTGCTCCTCCAATAACACTTGAATAATCATTTGAAGCTGTATTTCCTAAACCTCCTCCTACTGTAGTATAGTTACCATTAGATCCATTTCCAAACCCACCCAATAGTGAAGAAGCATAAGCAGTTGCACTATTAGAAGCTCCACCAGCTACAATACATCTACCTCCTGCTGTATTATTTGCACCGCCTGCAACTGTCGCAAAATCTGATGTTGCTGAATTTTGATTACCACCTCCAACTCTTGATTGAGAACCAGAAGCAGTATTTTGATAACCACCACCTACTGATGATTGAGGGCCTGAAGCAGTATTATAATACCCTCCTGAAATTACAGATTGCGCACCTGAAGCAACAGCAGCATTAGTTAATCTTACTTGTTGTAAATCAACTGCATTAGCACCTCTTTTATTACCTCCTGTAACTGCTCCATCAGGGATGTCAGCTATGATAGCACCATTTCCTTTAGGTATAATTGCAAAGTCAGCATCAGTAGTTGCACTTACTGATGTTAAACTATCAACAGGTGTAGTTGCATTTGGGGCTGTTGTGTTTTGTGCTTCTGTGAAATACGTTAATCCACTTACTGAAAAGACTTCTAATATAGTTCCTGATGCATTTTTATAATGCACTAACTTATCTGTCTTATCATAAAAATAAGTACTGTTAGCTACAGATGCCCAGTCAGCAGAAGTATCGGTTACTACTGTGTAGTTAATAGCACCTGCCATTGTTGTTGTTACTGCTGTTACTGCCATGACTATTTAGATTTTATCATTGTTACAAATGCATCCCAAATAGCTTTTTCTTCTTCTGATAGTTCAGAATAAATTACTTCTACTTGTCTTTCTGGCATATATTGATTGCCATATTGTGCAAATGCTCTTGGAAATGGAGACATTGCTTCTTGAACTACTATTTGTTGTAAATTATCCATAATTATTTATATTAAAATGTTACCTTGGTTATCTTGTGTATTTGTTATACCCTGTGTAATATTAGCATTAACAGGTGTTGTTGATCCTTCAAAAGTTGATCCTGCATATTTTATTGTATATGCACTTGTAGCATTAATGCAATTAGCAGATGCATTAATAACTTTAAATACATTGTTTTCTAATTTTAAATTATTTGATGCTGCTCTAAAAGCATGACCTGCCGCATTATTATATGAACTTTCTACTGTGCAATTTTGCATATTACAATTATATACAGCAGCTCCACCAGCTGATAAAGCACTGCAATTAACTAAATTAGCTGTTCCTGTTGCACTATATGCCGCTATATTAACACTAGATGAAAAAACACAATTTCTAAATACATTAGCTGTATCACTGTACATAGCTATAGAACCAGAACTTGCAAATACACAATTAGAAAAACTATACATATTTACATAAGTTGTGTAGCTTGCCGCACAGAAAAAATAACTATTAACACCACTACACTCACTTGAAATACAAGGTGTATTACCTCTCGCAATAAAAGTACACCCATTAAATGAAGAATATGTAATTAATCCCCCTGCTGATGGAGAAGAATCACTTTCAATAAAAGTATCATAAAAAGTCATAGCAAAACCCAAAGTAGTTGAGCTTGTGGTTGCTCTTACATTAAAGTTATATATCCATAATGAGCCATCAAATGTATTAGTTGATGAACCAATAACTCCAGTAGTATTAATAACAAGATTAGCATTATAAAACTTTCTTAAAACACCTACACCTGCTGATGTATATAATACACCTCCTCCAGATGATGAATTTAATGTAATCCATGTGCCATCTAAATAAAACACTTGTGTTGCCGAACCAGCTGTACCTCCAGTATATATTACATATCCACCAGTATTATTAGATCTTGTAATATTTATATTAAATATTCTGAATGTTCCACCTGCTGCCCCTGTATTAAATGTATTAGATGAGCCTGCTTGAGTATGGTTATATGTATGACCATTACCTTGAATAGTTACACCATCTTTTAAAGTAACTGTAACAGCTCCTGTCTCAGTAACATCAGCAAATAATTCTACAGTTTGTCCAGCAACAGCAGCAGCCATTGCTAAAGTTAACGTAGCATAGTAAGTATAAACTCCACTAGCATTTGAAATTCCCCAAACACCTGATGATCCTGTTACATTTACAGTGACATTATTACCTACAGCTGTAGCTGCAACACCTGTTCCTGTAAAATTAATTTGTGATACATCAGATGTAAGAGTAGATCCTTCATCTAAAACTTTAATTGATTTTCCTATATTAATTCCTGTACTCATTTTTAATATGTTTTATATAGTATAAATGTTTATCTACTTATTTCTTCCCAGTCTATTGATACATAAGAACCTAAAGTTCCACCAGTTACATCAATAGCCATTTCAACTACTAATTCAAAAGGTGTACTTGTAAAAGAGTTTCTTTCCAATTGAGTAGCAAATAAAGCTTCTTTTAATATGTTAATACTTGGAGAACCTTGATTAGAGGAATTAACATATCCTTGAGCCAAAACTCTACCTCCGGATGTTGTAGTTCCTGTAAGATTGTATTCTACAGATGAATCTACACTTGCTGGATTCCAAGCTCCACCCGTTATTGTAGCTCCATTTACAATTCTCCATGCATAGTTTTTACCGTTACCTAATCCTAATATGGAGATTGCTGTAACTATAACTATAGAATCTAATGTAGTAGCTTTAAGTCTAATTCCCGCAGCTGGATAATAAGTTCCTGCCACAGCAAATGTAATAGGAGTGGTAATAGGTGTCCCAATAGCTAACTGTGCACCTCTTAACTCATATCCACCTTCAGATATTGCAGTAGAACAAACTTGCTTTAAAGTACTTGGACTGGCTGTTACTCCTGTATTAGTTATCTCATATCTTAAAGGTAATGAAGCTGTAGTAATGTAAGTTGATGTAATTAAGTTAGCATGATTAAATCTGTGACAAACTATAAAGTTACCGTCTATTACAAAACCTATTCTTACAGTTCCTTCTCCTAACCACTCAATATCCATAAATAGAATTTGAGCTTTAGTTATATCAAGTGTTATACCTGAAGGTCCGTTACCATCTAATGTATCTGCATTCCAAGAACTTTGATTAACAACAGTTTCAGAAACAACACCCGTTACTAAACTTCTTTCTACAAAACTTAAAGTAGAGTCATTGAGTTGAATATATATTCCATTTTCTGTACCAAAATAACCTACTCTTTGTCTTAGATTATTTTGAGCCGGTGCCATTACAAATGTATTCATTACAAGTAATGACTTTCCTGGTTGATATGAGAACACTTTAAATGTTTCTCTAAGAACCTGTGATCCACTTGTTGTATTAATATTTAGGTTTACTAATCCTTCATTTGGACTAAAAACTGCTGCTCCACCACTTGCTGTAGAAGTAGCCCAAAGCCCATTATCTTTGTACCTATGTGAAGAATCAAATAATGTTAATGGTTGTGCTACTCTTAATCTACCAAAGGCATCCGCTAGCATAGGTGTATCACCCAGCAATGAAAAACTAGAAATTCCAGAGGTAGATATTATAGTACTCACTAGACAAGTGTTATGATTATTAATTCTGCTCCTGCAGTTGTTGTATCATAAGATACTCCTCCTAATGTATTATTAAGAGCTCCTGCATCAAAGTTTAATGTTTCACCTGGCTTTAGAGTTATTCCACCTACAGTAGCATTAGCAGTACCAACACTAGCAAATGAAACTGAAAATATTCCAGCAGCTACAGTACCAGATGTTCCAGAAGGTCTTAAAAAAGTTGGAGTTCTTTCTACTCCGGTGCCGCCTACAACAGTAACTTGACTATTTGTTAAATGTACATTTAGTGAGTCTATACCACTATCATTAGTAGTACTTAATGCTGTACCATCTGCACAAATTGATACTGAATCTTCTACACAAGTTAATGGAGCTGAGGTAGCATCAGCTATTGCTTGCAATCCTTGAAGCATTTTAAGTTGCCACGGAAAATTATTTCCCTTATTACCGTAGTCTTTTAAATTTCCTATTGACATAATATACAGAGTTTATATATTAATATACTAAAAAAAATTGATATAAACAAAAAACCCTGGGTATTTCCAGGGCTCCTTCTTTCTAGATATTAATCTTCTTTACCTTGTTCAGTAATTTGCTGAGGCTGATGTGGAAACAATACTGCTAATGCTTGTATTACATATGCCGCATCCTGCAGTGAATAGGCTCCATTTTTAAACCCTTTGTCTATTGCTTGGTTTAAAATTTCAATTGCTTGTTGTTGATTCATATTATTTATTTTATATGCTAAATCTTCTTACTGCGCGGACATATCTAGATGTTCCTTTACCTCCCATACTTACATCACTAACACTATTACCACTTAAAGTAGCAAACCAATAACTAGAATTTGAATCAATTTCAGTACTAGTAGCATAGTTTGCGCCAAATACTAAATTTTGACCACCTGCTTGTTCTAATCCTCTAGACACACTAAATTGATTATACCAAATAGTTGTCATTTCATATGCTGCTGGAAGATACCAATCTGATTTACCACCACTAACAAGATTATTGCATAATACAGCTGCTGTTCCTGATGTTATACCCGAACCAGCACCAGCTGCTATAAGATTTGTTGTATTAGTTGATCCATCCCAAGTACTTTCAACATTTGAAATATTGATATTTGAACTAGCCCATTGAGCACTTGTTGATAAATCTGTAGTATTAACTACTAAATAATTTTGTATAGTTCCCGCTGTTGGTGGACCTCCTGCAGTTGTAGATAACCATCTATGAAATATTACACCTCCTTCAGTTGGAACATATTCTCCTATTTCATAAGTATACTCACCACTTGCTATTGCCACTAAAGGATTTGCAGGAGTTCCATTTCCTGTAATAGTTACATTATCTACAGAAACAGTTTGCAAACCACCAACTTGACTAGCAAAGTTTGATGCTATAATACCTACAGTAGTGTACTTATCATCTCTAGTTTCAGTTCTAACTCCCACGGGAATTAGAGCATCATCTGGTACAGATGTTACTATTCTTCTCTTACTAGCTATCCAGCTTATAAAATTTAAAATATCCATGATTAATTTATTGTGTATAATTCATAATAAACATACAAAGCTCCATCCCAGTTATTAACCCCAGCTAATGCAGGGTTAGCATTGTAAAGATTAAATTGTACTCCGGCTGTAAGTCCTGTAGAGATTAAATATGGAATAGCATTATCAGTTATAGTATTTTTATAATATACAGAATACTGCACATATATATTATCTCTGTTAGCTATTGTAAGATCTAGATCTGGATTATCAATAAAAAAAGATACTGAACTACCATAAGCTGGAGTAGGAGTTAAAGGAATAGATGATCCCATACCTAGGATATCAATAATACCACGGGTAGTGTTTACTGTTACAGTACTAGCACTAGTAATATCTAACTCATAGTGTTTGGTATTAGCTGTGCATCCAGACTGCGTTGCATCAGCAAGAGTCATTGCATAAGTCTGATACTGATCATCTCTTTTATTAAATCCAACATTAGCACCTAATGCTATGATATCTGTATCAGCATCATTTGCTTTTGTCTTAATAAGTTGCTGTTTCTTTAAGTACAACCAGTTTAAAATATCCATATCTTAAAATTGTTCTAATAATACTCTATCTATAAATGCAGAATCAGAAGAGTTACTTAATTCAACTGCAAATATTAAATATAAATTTGTTGAATTATTAATAGTAAATGCAGATCTAGTTGAATTAGTATTTCCTAAATCATTTGAAGCTTGTTGGGTAGAATTAAAAATATAACCTGTTGTATTTGTTTTTTGTATAGTTCTTACATTATTCAGATAACTTCCAATACCTGTTATAGGTGTTGGTTGACCAGCACCAGTAGCAATAAGTGTTGCTCCAGCAATTGTATTTGAAGTATTAATATATACTCTTGTTGTAACAGTACTAATACCAGTTGATCTATAAACACCCCAGTTTAATCTTAATACTCCACTTGATAATAATGTATTAGCTGGAATAAAGAAAGATTGTGATGCTGTTGGTAAAGTTGTACCTGTAACTGCTAGTCCTAATAATGTACTTGAAAATACTTTAGAACTTCCTCCTGCGGGTCCCTGAGGTCCTTGTGGGCCTTGAGGTCCTGTAGCACCTTGTGATGCAAGTAATGCCCAGTTAGTAGGATCAGTTGATGGATTAGATCCTGAAGGTCCCACATTATTAATACAAAACCAAGAAGCTCCACCAAAACCTACAGCATCATCAACTACATATACTCCAGAAGGAGACCATGCACCTTGCCAGTTTAATCCTGCTGGACCTACCGGACCTGGTACACCTTGAGGACCAATTGGACCTTGAGGACCTGCTGGTGCATAAGGACCAACTTGTGCAGCAAAATCATCTACTGAAATTGCACCTGTTAGCCATTGATCATCTCTTTTAGGATCTTTAACAGCAGCAGGTAATAATGTTTGAGAAGGATTCACTGTGGTAAATTTTCTACCACCTCTGATCCAAGAAATAAAATTAAGAATATCCATGATTATAAAATTTTAATAAATATACTATAATATACTAAAAATTTCTGAATAAAAAAAATCCCCGGAGATATTTCCAGGGATTTATTATTCTAGCAAGGCACGAAAATTTGTCAGATATGAGGAGAAAAGCTAGAATAAAACACTACCTAATAAAATAGATAAGAGTATAATCATTCCAATTATCAAGTTGGCTATCTGTCTACCAACTGGATCATCTTCATAATAGTTCTGCATTCTGTTTAGTATAGGCTTACTAAATACATTAACTAGATACCATAGTACAACTATGAATCCCAGTAACACAAGTAGACCTAATACTTTAAACATTTGGCAAATATAAAAATAATTTTTATTTATCCAAACTATCTATTCTTTTCTGCAGATATACTACAGCTTTTTGTAGATCTTCTTTGTACTTAGCTGGGTCTTTCTTGCCTGCTCGGGCAACATATTTAATAACATTGCCCAAGTAAAAGTCTTTATCTAGACCCCATTCTTCAAGAACCCGGAATACTTCATATAGATTATCTTTACCACCATAATATTCTGGTCTTGGTCCAGATTCTATCTTAACTATTCTATTTGTAATATCTTTGGGATATCCACTAATATCAGAAAATCTATCAGTAATTCCACTTGCCATGTAGGTATATGGAGAAGCTGGAACATCTTTCTTTTCATTGCTCATGATTACCAGATTATAATTACATCTCCTTCATTAAGTACAAGTTTGATATCACCATCAATATCAATTCTCTCAACTTGCTCCATGTTAAGAGCAGATGTGCGGACATAAACTTGATCTCCAACTTTTACTTCTTCTACTTTATCACCTACAGCATATACAGTAAGTTTATTCCAAAGCTTTACTGCTTCTTGCATTATAGCTTCTTCATCTTTTGCTGATAACTCAATAGATGACTTCTTTCTTTGCGGAACATCTAACAAGATTGTTCTACCTCTTAATAATTTAAATGCTGACATATTTAACTTTTAAATGTTATTACTTTTACTACTGACATTTGGGCATTAACTAATTCACCTACAGCATGGTCAAATAGCAAACTTTTTAGCGGAGACTTCTGTTCTTCACTATAAGCATCCTTTAAGATGTTTGCTACTTCAGCCATAAGTTGTTTTACTTTAGCTACCTTATCATCATTAGATGGGTTAAATTCAATACCAACTAATAACTCTCCAAAAGAAAGAATTTTAGTTTCATTAATTACTCCACTTGCTGGAATGTCTACTGCTTTTTTATTTGTTTCCATTATATTTAGTTTTAAAATTACGCATCATACTTTTGCTTTATTATTGGTTTAACTTCTTTTTCTCCTTGAACAGGCACCCCTTCTAGAAGACTATACTTAATTCTTTCTAATAAACCTATCACAGCTAGATTATCATAAGCATCTTCTGCAACCCTTACTTCTATCCCGTCTTCTTTTTCTGTGATAGATATTAATACTTTATCTGACATATTTAATAATTTACTTAATTCATCATAGAGCTCCCGGGCATACAAGTTATCCATGCCGGAATCTCTAACCTCCTCAGTCAACTTTTTCCACAACAGTTTTTGCTGCTGAGTCATTGAAAGTAAATTTTAGGATCAAAGAAGATCTGTAACAATTCATACTAAGGTTTGCTGGTGACACAAATATATAAATTATTTTATTTCAAACTTATATCCAAAGTATTTTAATTCTTCTTTAAAATAAGTTTCAATTATATTTCTAGATTTAAAGCTATAATAAGCAGAATAATGAGGTCTTTTATGCTTCATTTTATATGTTGGAATATCTAAGTCATAGAATGGTAAGTTTAGTTCTTTTATTAAACTAGATAGATCTTCTTCTAGATTTTCTTGTCTTATATAAAAGTCATGACTAAACTCTCCGTTGATACTCCAGATAGCTTTATTAGTTAATAAGTATTTAATTGTTTCCGGATCTTTTAAGAATTTCTCAAACATCTGTTTGTTTGCAGGCATAGGGTGTTGCCTACAATAATATGAAACAGCAATATCAAAAGGATTTCTTATGTTACATATTTTTTTATAATTGTTCCAAATATCATCTCCAATATCTCTTTTTAATTCAAGAGCTGGTTTGTGATTGTACCATTTATCATATATTTGAGTAACTCTATTTCCAATTATTCCATACTCACTTTCTTGTTCACTAACTTCATGAGTATGCTTATGTATTTTTTCTTGTTCATCTGATAAACAATATCTTTCTAAAAAAGCTTCAGTAGATGTACCAGAAACTTTTTTAGCTTTTAAAAAAATAAATTTGTACTTATGTGATACTAACATTTGTGTGATCTTTAAAATTTAAAATACCATTAGACTCTTTTAATTTATTGTATAGCTCAATGTCTTCTTTAAAATATTCTTTTACTATGTCTAATTCCTTTTTTGAAAGATCATTCACAGTATATTTTTTTTCACTGCTGTTTAAATAAATATCTAAGTTCAAATGTACATTAAATTTTAAGAACCAGTTTTTAATTAATTCTTTTTCTGTCATAAGAATTAAAGTTAAGTCAATAGGAATAGGAGATATAAAAGAATCTACTTGAGTAAATTTTTTACTTGCAAGTGCATCAAAGTTTGAATAATGATTAGTTACAATCATGTTAACAAAATCAGTAGGAGATATATTTCTAAAATTGCAGATAGATATAAATCTTTCAATTGGTTCTCTAACTATTCCTATAAATTTTTTATACTTAAAATCATGTTCTTTTAAAATTCCCATTTTTAATGCATGTTCTAAAGAGAAATGATCTACAGATTTTTTTTGATTTATCCAGTATGGGAATACATATTTTAATTTTTTTCTATTTTCATTTTCCCATTCTTTATGAGTTTTTAAACCATAGTATTTTGTTTTATAAAATTCTGGTAGTCTGGAGTATATTGTAGTACCTAAATTTTTATAGGTGTGAATAAAAAAATATAAGGTGTCTATCATCATAAAGAATTAAACAATTCATACCATTGCTGTGCTATATATTTCCAAGAGTATTTTTCTTGGTTAAACTTAGTATAACATAACTCAGCATGTTTATTATAAAGATCTTTATTGCCGTAAAGTAATTCTAATGCATTTACAGTATCTTCAATTGTTACCATTTTAGCTGTTGTAGATATCTGATCTAGAGTAAATGGTATCTTAGCTGGAATCAGAACCCCGCAATCTTGATATAACTCAGTCAAAGCAGAGTGATCTGGTACAATCTGTGGGGCTCCTGTAGCAGCATGTTCTGCATTTGGTAATCCAAAACCTTCTCCCAGTCCAGTGTTTATACCTACATCACATGCATTGTATAACTTATTAAGATCTTCAATGTTAAGATTTGGAGGCCCTGGCACTTTAGTACTTGACATTAATTTATCTTCAAAACCTAGTTCTTTTGCCATTCTATATGTATCAATATGACAATCTATAAGACCGCTATGCATGTATAGAAAAACATCCTTCTTATCTTTTGCAAATTTTTGAAATGCCCGGAGAGTTATGTCTAATCTTTTTCTTGGTTGGTTTCTGCCGGCATTTAAGACTATAAATGATTTCTGTAACTGAACCGGTTTAAATAATATTTTCTTTGCTTCTTTTCTATCAGCATGTGTTTTATAAAATATATTATGATCTATACCGTGCTCAATAATTTGATATTTAATATCTGATCTTGCTTTGAGGGCTACATCTAATCCAAACTTATTATATACTACAGCTCTGTCAACTTTATCTAAACAATCATACCATTTTGGATCATGATTCTCAGCATCTACAGGAAAGTATAATACAGTTTTTATTTTTGACTTTAAAGAATCAATCATTTTATCTGCAATCCAAATATCATTTATGATAAATAAGATATCAATCTTTTCTTTCTTTATAATTTTATATGCTCTTTTAAGCCCGTATATATCATCTCCCATAGGAGTATTATATATTTTATACTTGTAACCATTTATTTTTGAAAAAGAATTGGTTGCATAAATAACAAAATCATATTTATCTTCAGGAAAATTAGTTAGAATATTTCTTACTACATTACCAAAACCTGTTGGTGCAGTTGGACTGTCCGCCCATATAAGAATTTTTTTCATGCATATTTGTTGGTATGACAAATATATAAACTTTTTTAATTTAAACTAAAAACCCCAGAAAAAATTCCCAGGGTTCTCAGTTAAATCAATCAATTAAAATTATGTTATGAACACATACAAATATACAACTTATTTTATATCTCTACCAAATGTTAAATTATTTTTTGCACGGATGTCTTTATGAGTAAACTGCCAGAACTCACCAGTAGATGTTATTATCACAGTATAGATAGTATCAGTCTCATGCCCGTAGTCAGTAACAAGCCAGATGATCCCCGGACCTTTAGGTGTGTTTACCTCTACTCTATTGGTGGGTTCATACATCATATCCTGTGATGTTTATATTTTCATCTCTTGTTACTAAAGCTTTGTAGAGATCAATATCAGTTGACCATTCTTTACCTGTCCAGAATTCAAACCCGGAATAGTTAGCTTTATACTCACAGCATTTCTCATATCCACCTAAGAGATACACATACTCACAGTTTAAAAGTTTTGCCGTTTCACATTCCATCATCTGAGCTATGGTACCCAGAGAAAGTTTTGGATCTTGGTAATCCCATATAAACTGATATGCTACAAACTGTGTCTCAAACTGTCTGTACAAACTGATACCAACCAGGGTATCTGCCCAATATTCTATAACCTGACAATCTTTGAATGACTCTAATTTTATGTCTCTCTTAAAGTTGTGGTAATTACAGTACTTGTTATACAGCTCAGTATAAGCTTCTAGGTTAGCTTCAAGATTACCATTTTCAACTATGATTTTTTTGGATAGCTTCTTGGTAGTCTTGCTGGGTTTATAGTGAGCTAAGTTTATCCGGGTGCTGCGTTCATTATACCACTTGCCCTCCCATGGTATCCATCCTTGTAGTAATGCATCTGTGGAAGATTCATTAGGTTCAAGAATCCCGTATGCACAGTTGATAATTAACTCCAAGTCACTTACTTTACCAAAGCCTTGGACATGATCAAAGTATACTTTCATTTTTTAAAAAACCTTTTCTTTGGCTGCTCCTTCTTATCAAATCCTAGTATATCAATAATCTTGTTAGCTTGCTCTTCAGCATAACTAATAATCTCTTCTTCTTTATCCTTGACATTCCAGTTATTAAGTAAGATACCCATATGCATAGTCTCATGCATAACTGCGGTAGCTTTTTCTGTTGGTGAATACTTCTTAAATGTACCTAGGTTAATAAACAGAAACGGGAGGTAAGGTTTTTTACCAGTAAGCTTCTTATCATTGGGATCATAGTTAGTCCATCCATAAATATAAACCCCGTTGCCTACAGTCTTATCTACTTCTTCTGCCTGAGCATCTTTACGGTTCAACCCGTGCATCTCCTCTACATCATAGTAGTCAAATATCTTGGTGGCATTTTCTCCGGCAAGCAGTACATACTTACCCATGTCATACTTTCTCATGTCTACAAATATATACAAAAAAACCCAGACAGTATTTCTTGATCAGAGAAACTTATCTGGGGTTGTTACTAGTTATACATGTTCTAATACCATGCTTTCCCAGTAACCAAAAAGTCCAGGTATAGTGAGCAGATCTTACGGTATGCTGTCTGGAACTTGGCCTATGTCTATCTCAACACAGGGGGGAACAACTTGTTCTGAGCGGGCATGATGACCAGAGGCCGAACAAGTACTGGGGCAAAGATACAAATTTTTCTATAGATGGTTTTGTTATATGTAATAGGTTGTGATGGGGCCTCCGCAAAAGCATCCCCCCCTAGCTGCAGCTGGGTGGTACCCCCCGTGTTGCTACAGGAACCAAACTGAAACAAGCTGTAGAAATAAACTTTTTTCTGCTGTGGAAAAAACACCGCTTGTAACTGTAGTAGAATTTTAAAACTTAAGACTATGATTAAATCTATTCAGTATGTATCAATTGGTTTGATAATCACTATGTTTGTAGAAGGTATACTTACTTATGGAAGAGCATTTGATATCAGTAATTATGGCGCGTTTGCTTGGTTTGTCCAACTTGTAATAGTTACTGCAACTGTGACAACTGCATTAAGAATTAAAGAAGAGGGGAAGTAATTCCCCAAATCTTTCTCCGCTTGTAACTCTCATTACTATTAATCTAAAAACTGTATATTATGAATGAAACTGTTTTAGTTAAACTAACGGCTAACAATTGCAAAGTAAAATCCATTAGCCACAGAAACAATCTATTAGTAGATGTGATTGAAGGTGACTTCAGAAACTCTATGATTATTATGCATAAAAAGTATTTTAATCAGATTGCTGCTCACGGAAGTGTTGAAGGTAGAATAAGACACACTGATGATGGGTTACTAATCTTTGAAGGATTTAGTTTCAGATAAGAATAAGGGGAGTAGTAATATTCCCCTTTTTATTTCACAACTTTAAACTATTATCAATTCTAAAACTAACAACTATGGTAACAGCAATCATTTGGGGATTTGTATTCTTATTGTGTTATGTTAAATACCGCATAATGAGATAATCAGTAAGGGGACATAGTCCCCTTTTAGATTTGAACCATAATGCTTAGAACCATAGTGATTGTTGCTGCGCAACAGGCTTTTATTCTCCGCTTTTAACTGCAAGGGATTATTGTTTTATTTATTAACTTTTTAAATTTTTAGCATTATGGCAAAATTTGAATTTAAACCGGAAACAAACCCAAACACCGGTGAGAGAATGTTTGTAGCAACTATGCAAGGTAAACTTGTATCTATTGCTACTAATCCACTAAACAATGCAAACGACAATGCATTTTACCCTGCAACAGTAGAGTATGAAAATGCAGAAGGTGTTAACACCAAGTCAGGTTGTTTAGTGTATAAAAGCAATTATGATTATGGAATGTCTGTAGGAACAACCTACTTAGGCAAAGTAATTGTAATGCCAGGTAAAGCACCTTTACTTGTATTGTCTCACTTAGACCGTGCTAGTCAAGCTACTGTTGCTGACTTTGGGTTTGATTTGTCTCTATTGGAAACAACAGACTTTGACGCTGTTCCAAAGAAATAACATTTCGGGGATTAACCTCACACAGATTGTGTGGGGTTTTTCCTTTTTAATGGAACCATTGTGATTAAGCCTGCGGCTTAGGCTTGATTGCTCCGCTTTGAACTGTTAGGGAGTTGTGCAGTAGATTAAACTACACGGTCATAGTAAGTCATAGTATGATATATTATTAGATTATACTATTAATGCACACACACTTCATACTTGACGGTTACTGTATTGGTAAAAATTATACAGAGATGTGTGAGAAACTAAGTGTGAGTGACAACCTTTCGGTCATATTAAAGGTATTGTAACAGCTGTAAAATTAGCACATTCTTATTATTATATAATATAGCTAACACATACAGCAAGCACTACTCACACACATACCTACACTACTAACACTATATCTATTACTCTTACTAGTTAGTATTAGTGTTAGTGTTTCACAGTAAAAGCTTCCGGGAAAGCTATATTTTCCGGTCATATATAGAAAAAGCAAAGGGATTTTAACAGAGTGTCTTTTATTCCCTTAACTGTCTAACTAACAGTATTCAAAGACGGGTCAGTAGTATAATTGGGATATAATTGTAGTGATTATATGGATATTATATGATAACTCCAACGGCTCTATTAGTATTAAGTCCTATTGTTTAGCATAGTTAACACAGCAGATAGGCATTACCTTTACTAAAATGCACACCATTTTGTTTAATAGTTATTACGTTCACTGACTATTATTCTTTTCCTACTCAACCAGACAGGGCATTAGTGCTTGAAATAATG